AATATCGGTATAACTGAAAGGAGTTCCAATGACTCTCAATGAAGCGGTGTGGTGAAGAGTAGGAATCATGTCACCATAAAACCAATCAGTTACTTTTTGAATACCTGACATACTAAACTCTTTCAAAGGGTCATCAATAATAATTTCTTGAGGGTGAAGTCCACGAATCTGTGAACCTACGGAACGCTCTAAGATTTGATTACCGTTAGTTAAAGTAATGTTACCAATAGCCCATCCCCTAGCGGGCTTATACTTTTTAAGCATAGGATGAGCAAACATCTTATCAATATCTCTCATGTGAACTAAAGTCTGCTTTTGGTTAGAAGAAATATAAAGCATTTGATATGGAGGCTCTTCAAAGATTAACTTCCATATAACCCATGAATGCATAAATACAGACTTTCCGTGGTCTCTAGCACAAATAATAACGGTTCTTTGAGTAATGTTCATTAATTCATGCCATTCCTGTATGTATGAAGGAAAGTCAAAACCTAATACATTTTGAAAGAAATAGGGAAATGAGTTCTTAGATAACTTCATATCCATTTCATGTTCAAAATTATAGGCTTCGTCTTCCATGTTACTCACCTATCTTTGCCTGTAAATCTATATGTTTATCAACAATTAACTTAATTCTTTTAGCCATATTGATAGGGTCTTCCATTAAAGTATTTTTACCCCAACCATTAACAATCACTTCTGGTGGATTAGTTAAGTAGTGCATATTAAAGTGATGGGTTTTATTTTTATAATCAAATTCAAAAACACCCATACCTGTATGTTTAGCATTCAATTCAGCCTTTACAGCATCTATCCATCCTTGAGAACCTATGTCTTTGCTCCAATCATGCTTCTTTCTTAAAATAGTCTTCCACCTAGAACGGGAAGCCCTTTGCTTAACATCTGCTTCATATTGGGTTAAATTAGTTTCTCCACGATTAATTGCTGCAAGCATATTATTGGCTTTAGTTTTAGATAGGCCAGTTCTATTAACTGCTTTATTAGAATCAGTATCAATTACTTCATAGCCTTTTTTACCTAAACTAATAACATATCTTTCGCTTTTAAATAAGTTAAACCAATCCCCATGTATATCATCAAAGTAAATTGCCTTAGCCAAATCTTCCGCATTATTTGGTTTAATGCCCATATTAGTAGGGTATTGACTTAACCAATCATTTAATACCTCTTCAGGAATTAATTGAGAATACTCTTGAAATTTAGGGTCATTAGGAAATGCCCAACCGCCTTTTCTTCCTCCGGCCATCCATCTCTTATTATCTCCACTTTGATGCCCAAAAGCAGAAACCATAGGGTTATTTGCAGGTAATTGAGGCTGTCTTGTTTCTACTAAGTCTCTTGAATTACCACCTAATTCTCTTCCTTCAGATGAAGCGAGCATTCCACCAACAACAGTATGAGTAGAATGCTCTTTCCATCCAATAGCGGCAATGGTTTTTCCTTCATCATTTACCCGAATAAGCCACTTATCTAAAGCATACCGCCCAGAATCTAAATCAGCCCTACGAGTATAGGGTTCATCGGGATTATCTTCATCCCACTTCTCTTTCATACCTTCGTATGAGAAAACAGCAGGTAGCACTTTAGGCAGCGTAATCACCTTAATTGTTGAAATGCTACTAATACATCTCTCGGTAATTTCCAATTATTTTGATATAACCAACTTGCTGCTTGTTCTGCTGAAACTCCCCTTACATTTGAAAATACATTTATTTTATCTTTTTGTTCTGGGGTATATTCAGTAGTTACAGGCTGTTGTCCCTTATCTTTTTTAGGAAACGACCAGCCCTTCTCAATATCTTCTTCTATTTTTAATATATCTTTCCAGTTCATTTTAATCACCTAAAGTTTGCCTTAATCAAATATACTTGTTCTCCACTAATACCATGTTCCTCAGAAATACTTTTATGTGAATCAACTGCTTTAACAATTTGTTCCACTTCTAAGTAACTTAAATCAATGTTTTGTTCTAATTGCATTTTATTAATTACTCTAGTAATTCCATACTCATTCAAAGGATTATATCCATAAGTTACATCCATGCCTAATTCTTTTCTAACTGCATCATGCGCCTTTAATAGTTTATGTAGCAATACAGGCAAATCTATTTGAACACTCTCAAAAATATCTTTTAGTCTAGTATATGCTCTTTTTAATTCAGGAGTATCAGTTAGTATTCCTTGATTCATATCTAACCAATGAGGCATAGCAAATATAGGAATTGCTTTTCTAGAAGTATAGTCTTTGTGAAAATTCATAGACCTTTCTAAAATCATTTTATTATTAAAGTCATCTCCTTCTCTAGATAAATCACCAGTGTCTTCCATATAATGATGAATCAATGCAGCACAATAATTATCATTTTTTTCTTCGCTACTAAAAATTCTAGTTAATGAGTCTGCTGCTTCTTCTCCATCAGCAATAATTTCTTCATTAATTTCAACACTTGGTATAAAAATATTATCTAAGAAGTCAGCAATATTATTTAAATCTCCTGCCTCTATTTCTTTAGATGACCCCTCTGATAGAGTATCATATGTTGCTGTCATAACTGTCTCTAAACCTAAATCAAGAGACATAGTTTGCATCACTTTAGACCCTATACTTGAACCAAAATGAGGTATTTGAATAGGCATTAACCCACTATATAATGGGTCAAAATAATATTCATTAGCAGAATCTAACATCTTTACTAAGGATTGTTTAACTGATTCAAGTTCTGGTCGAAGTGTTCCTTTTTGATTCATGGACAAAGGATTAGCACTTACTTCTGCCATACTAGTTCCTCTTTTTTCTCTCCAATCCATTTCACTACCTCTGCTATATCCTTTAGATGCACGATTTTTGACTTCAAATTCAAATTGTTCATCACTTAATAGGTCATATAAATCACCAAAAAAATCTTTAATGGTGCCTAAAACATCTACCCCAATTTCTTTTCCTCTTTCAACAGATTTAAATTTATTAACAGAATACATTTTAGAAAAATCCTTGTTTGTTAATACTGAAATAGGTAAGGCCATTTTACCTTTTAATTCTCCTTCCTCTAATACAAGAGTATCTTCCATTTCATCAAACCACTTTTCAATATCAGTGGTGGTATCTAATGAAACCCCTTGACCTTCATCTAAAACATCCATTAATTCCCCTAAAACTTCTAATAGTTCTGACTCCATTTTTGTAGATATAGCAACTAATTTATCTCTCCTATTAATTTCATACATTAATAGCGGGTCAGCCGCACCTAGTATTGCTTCATAATCATCTTCCCAAACGAACTCTTCTGTTTTTATTCCTTCTAAGATACTTTCTCCCTCAGTAGAACTGTTTCCTAAATTAGCCATCATATCTGCGGCCAATTGAGAATTAATATCCGCATACTCGCTTTCAGAATGTTCTCCTTCTTCCATAAAATTCTCATCGTCGTCCTTATCAAATAATCTTTCCATCGCTATCTTATAAGCAATTATATTAAAGAATCTATGTTTAGCATCTAAGAATTTATCTTCAACATCTTCAAATACAGCAATATATTCTAAGTTTTCTTGGGCTACCTTAGAATAAAGTTTATCAAATTTATCTAATATTTTTTCAGGTAATTCACTTCGCTTAATTGCCATAAAGAACTCAGCAAGATTATCTTCAAAATCATCATATAGTTTACCTATATCTGTCCAATAATTATATAACTCAATTCTATTTGTTTTCTTAGAAACATCAATTGCTCCTAAATATTTATTAACTGGAAATTTATTTGTTAATTGAACTTCTTCTGATGTCTTCAATTTATCTTCAAGGGTTCGTTTAATTTTATCATAGTTGGATTTAAAGGCTTCAGGAGCAGCAGTAGATTTCAGATGAGATAGTAATATTTCGCTTTCTAAATTTTTAGGGAGAGGGTTTCGTATATCTAGTTTATCTGTGATTTTAGTCTGCCACAAATCATCACCAGAAAGAAGGTTTCCACCTACATAAATATTCATATCCAATAGTGGGCGAGTATATTTACGTTTCATCTCTTCTATGCTTGAAGTCCCTGTTCCATGTTTTTCTACTTGTTTTTTAATATACTCTCTTGCATCTTTAATTTGTTGCGCTATATCATCATAGGCCTGTTGTTTTTCTGTGCCAGTTAATTTTCTAGCGGCAGATTCTAGTTCATCTTTATAATCTGCAATTACTCTATTTATTTTGCTTTTCTTTTGAAGCCCTCTAAGACCAGCAATTTCATCTATTGTCTCTTGAGTTAATTTAATTGCCATATTATTCACCTGCTTTAAGAAGCCCATATTTTTCTACAAATTGCTTTTTAGCATTCATTATTTGATTGGGAGGGAAAAGATGAGGCTTAGTCGCAAATGCTTCTAATTTCATTCTAAATGCACCAACAGTTTCTTTTTTCATTTTTGCTATTAATGAAGGCATAATGTCATCTAATTGTTCAGCCGCCTTAATTGCATTGTCCGATTCGGGGTCTGCGTCTATTGTCTTAAAGGCTTCCCTTACTTCATTATTAGAAGTCAGATGGGCCATTTGAGCAAAGAAGCCTAAACTCCTTTCGGGAGTAATTTGGTCTAATGCTGCTGCTGAATTAACTATCTCATTAACTAGTTTAGTTAGGCCTCCTTCACCTTGTAATTTTTTAGCCATACTTAGAACATACTTAGCAAAGTCGCTGTTATCAAGAAGCCCCTGCCTTAAAGATTGAGTCTTCTCTCCAATGTCTTTAGGAGTTATGGCTGATTCTTTCGCTGCTTTAATATCTCTTTCAAGATTTTTAATTTTCTTATCCATTATTTCTAATTGGGAATCTCTATCTTGTTGAGTTTCTTCAGCGCCTTGACTAGTTTTTCCAAGAGGTCTTTTACTTAAAAGTCGCCTTTTCTGTTTTGTTTCCTCTAATTTTTTCTTCTCTTCTTTTCCT